AATAAACCGCTCTGTGAGCTTGTTTACTATTGGCGTGATTACGTTGTCTTTGATGTATTGCCGATTGCCGATAACGTCCAAAAGAATGCCCGTACCCTTGCCCGTTTTCGTGTACTCCCTGTACACCTTCGACCCCTCCCTGCCGATTCTTCGAGCGATTAAGAACGCCAAGCTCTCTTGGCTAATATCCCTAGGGTTTATCCCGCGCTGTTGCATCCATCGCTGAATAGGCTCAACAGGCGGCATCCTTCCCGGCTTTCGCCCCGTTTCCAACGTCATGATGTAGTTAAAGCCGGGCATCGTGGAATAGATCACCAGATTCCCCTCCTCTATCTTCCACCTCAGCGAAGCGGCAGCCTCGCCCGTGTTATTCATCGCTCCAAACTCCGTCACCCGCTTCTCTCGGATGTTCTTCTGCAGATCGGAAATAATCTGATTCGCAATGTCCCGAACGAGGAGCTTGATTTCAATGTCCATCACTCGCTGTAATTCGCCCAATCAAAGGGGCTGACCTCTTTGGAAATAGCCCCTGCGAACTCGGCTAAATCGCTCCACTCGTAAGGCTGGCAGCTATTCACTCTGATCTCCATTTGAAGCCCCACACCCGTCAAAAGCCGCGCCCCGTACTTGTAGTAAGGGATCTTCGTGATAGTGCCAAACTGCACCCCGTAGGTGGCTGAAACGGCTGCCAACTCCTGAATGTACTGATTGGCGATAATGTCCGCGCTTGCGAGAATGTTCATACTCGCCACGCTGTCGCTTGCGTTGTCGTCTTGTAGCCCAATGTCAACAATAATGGTCGCGCTCTCGGTGTTGTCGTCCGGTGATCGCCTCACAAGTTGGAAGCCTTGCTCAAGCCCTATCACCACCTGCTCGGTAGTGTCGGCTACTTCGTCGCTGATGGTATCCCAAGTCGCGGCCAGAAATTTAACGCTAGGGAGCATGCCCTCCGCAACACCGCGAAGGACGGCAACGATTCGGGCGTAGGTGGCTGTTCGTATTACCATAGAGGCAAAGGTAGCAAATTGCTTTGTTAGATTGAAGAGGGCGGAAGGGTCAGTACAAACAAGTCTAGCCCCCTACCCCCATAAGGAACTAGACTAGTCCGCACCCTTGCTCCGTTGAGTTGGAAGTGTTCGTTTGGGCTGGTGGCGGGACACAAGTCTTGAGAAAACCCATTTCCACCATTTAACAGTTGGCACGCATTATCGCTGGCCTCGGCTTGTATCGCCTCCCCTTCGCTTGTTTGAATTGGGTTTCGGAAGTTGCCCAACTAAAAACCCCGTCAAGTGATAGCCGCACTTTCAGGGGTTAAATAGTGAGGCCGCAACCCCTCTAGTATTTTCCTGCACCGACGGCTATTCGGGCTTTCTATGTGGGGGCAAAGATAAAACAGTTTTCGGATTGTGCAAACAAAAAAGCCCCGACCCGTAGGCCGAGGCTTCCCCCTAACTTGAATCGGTTATTTGCTACATAACAATACCATTGTTCTTTTAGCATCAAGTAATTCACCGTTTTGAGCTAGTCTAACAATGTGATGATTGTAAGGTGCTGGAAGTAAATACTTTCTTTTCTCGTAACTAGTTCCATAAATTTCTACTTTTTCTGATGATACTAGCTTTGCGTTGTTTAGTTCTGAAGTTGTCATGTCGCTTGGTTTTTGGTTTGTTTGACAAGTCAAAGATACAAAACTTTTTTAATCGTGCAAATTATTTTTGAAATTATTTGAAATAAAAAAGGGGAAAGAGCTCCGACCTTCTTCCCCCTGAAGCTGCAAAAACTTAGACCAATGGAAGAATTCAACAGCTCGGACACCTCAAAGATACATTATCCCTTTTGCTCCCGCAAGCGATCTGAATACTTCGCGCTCTCAACTAACATCGTCCAATCCAACAAAACAGCGTTCACCGTCCGCTTTTCAATCTCCTCCGGTAGCTTCCCGAAGTGTTCGGCCAACCGGCTCACAATCGAATAAACGCCAAACGCCTGCAACCTCTCAATGCCCGCGTTCACCTCCTCCGCTGTTGGCTCAGCACTTTCAAAAATACCCCAGGGTCGCCAAACTTCCATTACGATATTAATTTCGTCTAGTGCCTTCGCTCCTACCTCCAGATAGTTCTCTTCGGGCAAATCGAGTATCTGCGTGATCCTAGCAAACGTCAGCGGCAAGGCTTCGGGGTGCTTCGTTATCGCCTGTCTACACAATTCAAAGTCTTTGAAAGCCCATCCCCTAGCGGGTGGCACTTCTACCTCGTTGCTCACCACCTCCGGAACTTCGAGCGTGAAGGTGATAAGCTCATACAGGGCTAATAGATGCCCCTCGCTGATCTTTAGCTGCGGGGGGATGCGAGGCGTTGTGAGAATGGAAACCTGCTCCCTAATGCCCTCGGCTTTGAATAGCTCCATCGCTTCGGAAAATTCAACCTCTTCCCACCGGTTCTTTACGCGGAAGATCCAGCCCCCTAATCTTACTTTGACCATACTCAAATGTATTTTGGCTTTCGGATGCCCGGACCGGTATACACCCGCGCTTGTCCTTGAATCTGGTTCACCATCGCGTGCGTAAATCCCCAAACAAGGGCATCCAATCGGTCAGGGCTTGCCTGCTGTTGGTCGGGGTTGAAAGATACCATCTGCGCCTCTAGCTTCGAGTGATAGCCTACATGGTGAATCAATCCCCTTTGATAAAGTGCATAGACGGGTTCAGCTCTCACATACTTCCCTTTCGTGGCGCGTACGCTTACCACTCGAATAGTGGGGTCTAGGTTCTTAATTGTCCCCTCTACCATGTCGCCTCCCTGATTGACCTCGCAAACGATTTCCGCGCAGCCCCACCGCCTGTAAGCCTCCACAGCTTTCCCCGCCCATTCATTCGGGCTGTACCTCCCGCTCAAGTCCTCCAGCACATACCCTTTCCCGTTGTGTGTTCCCACGACCAAAATCCCCGTTTCATCGCTCTTCTCGTTGGCCGTGACAGCAGGGTCTACCGCTACAAACGTTCTCATGTGTTCCGGTGCTTGGCTTACCCGCGTGAGGTTGATTATGTCCATATCCCACAAAAGCCCTTCTGCATCGTCCAACCATTCGCCCAAAAATACATGGCAGTATCGCTTGTAATTCGTGGCTTTCATCCTCTCCGCGTCCGCTATGAACTCCGCGCTGAGGTTCTCTTCATTGTCTAGGTATGTCGTGTGAATGTGTGTACACGGCTCCCCGCCTTGAATGAACCTTTTGTAGATGAAGTGCTTTTTGTGGCTCGGATTCTGCACCCATACCACGCGGTTAGGATGCAGCATTGAACGAATCGAAAGGCTTATCGTATTGAATGCGTCCTCGTCTAAGAACTCCTCGCCCTCGTCAATTACGAAGGTGGTAAGCCCTGGAATACTCTTCAGGTTGGCCGTTTGGTTGCCGCTGCTTGTCTTGATACCCCTGAACAGAATACGGCTCCCTGTGACCTTGTTTTCTATCTCATCGCTCGTTACATCGAAGTGGTGCCTATTCCCTAGCTTGTCCATCATTGCCGTGAACTCTGGAATGATGGATATTTCAGCGGCTCGCATTGTGTAACGGGTGAATAAGATCACATGGCCGCTTTGGAAGGTTAGCAAGTTTAGAAAGTGCGATACAACGGTAGACTTGCCCGATCCGCGCCCGCCCGTTAGTATTGTCACCTTGTGAGGTGGTGGGTTGAGGTATAAATCCGAATACTTGGGATCGAGTTCTATTTTTCCTTCGGCTGCCTCCATATAATTTCAGGCACTACTATGCCCGCGCCCTCACTCGTTACGTCTATGCTTTGATCGGGTTTGCCTAGCACCCTATTCAAAAGCTCTTGAGTAGCTCGCACATCCCCGTCTTTAGCTTTCTCAACGAGTTTCTCTATAACGGCTTTGAAGTCGTCCATTGATACAGCTTCGCGGAGAGCTTCGCGGTATTCGTTCTTCCGCTTGTCTACCCCCTTGGCTTTGGTGCTGTTTCCTCCGTTGTTTGCTCTTCCGTCTGGCATTTCAATAGAAATCAACTATTGTTTTGCCAAAGGTACTAAACAAAAAGGATTGACCCGTCAGGCTCCATGTGGGTGTATACCGCGTTTCCCATGTCAGAACGGAAAGCCTCAAATACTTCCTCCCTGCTGATTGTATGCACTAGGCTTTCATCCACCTCTTCAATCCCGCCTACGGGCTTGCCTAGTTTGAAGGCTCGGTAGACTGAATGGTACGACTTGCCGGCGAACTCGCAGGCTTCTGTCAGGTGGTGGAAGAGCCTGCGCTCTCCCTCTTGGCTCATTGCTTTGTACATTCAAAGTTGGTTTAAGGTTATTTTGTCGATGTAGTGGTAGTTGGTCAGTTGGTAGCGGTAGATGGCATCCCCGCATTCCCATTTGCTTTCTATCTCCACGTCATCGAGCGTGAGTGCGCTGATCATCGCCAACGCCTTTTTCATCGTTGTAGCTCCCCCGAGCGTGTTGCCGTGCTGGTCGCTGATGATGTAGGTGTACTTTGGCTCAGGCATCGCTTTAGGTTTTGTTTGCAGCAAAGCTACAAAAGATACTTAATATATTTTGCATAGCTGCCTATTTTTCTATCATCACCATCGCGCTCCCCCTCGAGCAAACATAGCTGCGCCTGACGTGCTTACCCCTTTGCAAATAGTCGTTGATATTCTCAAAAGCCCCTAGCTCTTTCTCGATGACCTTCTCCGCATCCTGAAGCGTTTCGTAGTCGCGGTCGGGATTGCCCTTTATGCAAAGTGTGTATCTCATGCTAGAAAGGTAAATCGCTCTGTGTTCTCGTCACATTCGATGAAGCAGCCGGAACGGTCACCATGCCCCCATCTTCTACCCATCTAACGTGGCGGCCTTCAAACACCAACCCACCAACCTCTAACGGTTCTCCATTCCGGTATTTCGCTATGTCGATTAAGCCGTAGTATTCCCCCTTATCATCTAACATCTCATAGCGTTGGCTCCACCACGGAAATAGCACCATGTCCGCATCCTGTTCTATCGCCCCTGAATAGCGCAAATCTGAAAGCTGAGGGCGTTTATTTGATCGCTTCTCCACTTCCCTCGATAGCTGCGATAGAAGCATTACAGGCACGTTTGAACGCTTGGCCATCTGCTTGCACTTCCAACTAATCCGGCTCACCCTCACCTCTTCGCTCTGCACTCTTTCGCGTGTGCTGCATAGCCCCAAATAGTCAATAACCACAAGGCTCACTTTTTTACGTTTTGACACCGTGCTAACCTTTGCCGCGATGTCCTCTATGTAGCTGATGCGGTCGTAAATCTCAATATCTAGCTGCCCGATATTGTCCGCTATTTCCATTAAGATTGGCCACTTTGATTCGCTCGGGCTGTCCTTGAATATCTCGTCCATC